CATTGTTGGTAATGTAAAATTAAAATGATATGTTCCATTATTAAAAATAGAAATATTCTTTCTATTTGTTGTAAGTGTAGCAAAGCCATAGTTTTTTAGTGGATATATAAAATTATGACCTTGTACTACTGGTAATTTCAATGAATTTAAATTAGATAAAAATGTTTTTTTATGATATTTTAATTCATCAATAACATGTTCAATATTTGTTTTATAAAAATTAAGAGTCATAAATTCAATTGTATCCCCATCAAAACAATAACTTTCTTGATATTCATCTTTAAAATATTTATTATTTTCTTTCATATATTCAAATACGGTTTTACCAGAAAATTTTTTATTTAATGTTGATCCTTTATCATAATTTGTAATAGGTTGACCGGACAAGTCGTTCTTCAAAAGTTCATGACAATTCATTAATATTGGAAGATCATAGTATTTATCTGGTAGAATAATAGTATCAAGAGCTTTGTTAAAATATGTTTTTTTATAAGTATTATAATAATTTACACTGTAACGTTCAGGATTTTGATTTTTAAAAAATGTTCCTGCCACTTTGTTTGGTATAGGAAGTTCTAAATATGTTTCATTCTCAATACCAATGCCCCAAAACATTTCATTCGGTTTATATGAAGAAAAATATTTTTTGTGTTTTTCATCATGTGGTGCTTTATTCATCCTACATACAAAACAAATAAAATTGAATTTTATTTTACATATAATTTACTATGCCTTATGTCTTCTTCTAAATATATTAAAAATGAACAAGGATGGTTTGTATGTCCAAATTGTAATATAGTAAAAGAACATCAAAATACTATGTATTATCATATGAAGAAACATGAAGGTAAACTACCATTTGAGTGTGATGTATGTAAGAAAGATTTTATGCAAAAGACATCTTTAGAACTTCATAAAATTTCTAAACATAATTACACAAATACAAATAATAATACATATAAATGTGGTGTAACTGGATGTAATTTTACTGCTATTACAAAAGCAAATCGTAGAATTCATTGTTTACGAAAACATTTTAAAGAAGAAATAGATCGTATTACTGGTGAGAATAATGAATGTAGATCTTGTAAAAATGTATTCTTATCAAATACTGCTTTCTATTATCATGCTATTACGTGTATTAGTGTAAATAGTCTAGATAAACAAAAGATATTAGAAATAATTGTTTAAAGAATAATATATATATATGATTAATGAAAATTTTAATTATTATGGTATCTGATACAATGTGTAAATCTTTTTTACCAAATATAAGTATTTTTGCTTCTTATATGAATAGTCTAAAAGAAAAACATACAATAGATTATGCGGGTATATCAAGCAATGATGATTTTTTAAATTATAAAGATTATATCACATTTAAATACACAATGATAAATCCTAATAAACAAGTAACAAAATTATCTAATTTTATTACAACATACAAATCTAGTTTAGACTATGATTGGTTTATAAAAACTAGACCAGAGGTTAAATTATTAGAACAACTTAATATGGATTCATTATTAAGTAATTCTATAAATGCACGAGCAAGAATATATCATGGACCAAGAAACATACCTTATGGTATTAGTGTAGGAGGAATAGGACTTTGGAATCATCATAAAGATTATGATTATAGTGTTGTTGAAAGAGATATTGTAGCAGATGATCAAATATTTATATTTGATACAAATGTGTTAAATAGTTTAGATAACACTAATTTTATTACAAAAAGAACTGTTCAAAATGAGTGGTATCATACAGAATTTTGGAATTCAAAAAATATTAATATAAATATAATTGGGATTAATATGAGTTTTGATAGATGTAGAAATGATTATGCAAAATCAGGTAGTATTAATCATCATCTTTAACAACTTGTGTAAGAAGCATTAATGAATATAAATGATAACCCAAAGCAGCAAATGTTATTAAACCTAGTAACTCATAAGCAGCTCGGGGTGTTTTCTTAGCATTATAACCTATGTAAATCATTAAAGGAGAAATAAATAATACATGTATTAAACTTATCCACAACATTGGCGATTTAGCAGTAATACGTAACAACGCTTTATAAGCATGATATATAAGAACAAAGAGACCAAGAAAGAATAATATATTATATATTATATCTTGTGTCGCTGCTCTTTGAATAAAAATATAACCAAAGAAAGGAACTACTAAAAATATATGAAACAAAGCAATAAAAAAATGAGCGTCCATTTAAAATCTATAAGTAGTGAATAATTTTTTTACTTGTAATAATGAACCTTCCATCCATGCTTGTTTTAAACTAAATGATTCTCCAACAAGATATACTTCAGAATCAAATGGTTTCAATGAATTTTTTGATTCTTCCATTACATTATAATTACCAGGTAACCAATATGTCGCTCCATGTGCCCAATAGTGGGCTTTAAAAAAGTTGTAATTTGGTACAGACCCAAATAAATCATTTAGATTATTTTGAATATGTTTTCCTAATGATTCTTCACCATATTTTTTCATAATATTATGATATTTATCTGTGTCACGAGAATCAGTGTAAGATATCATAGCAACACCTTTTGTATAGTTGATTGGTATAAAATATCTTATAGGTGATTTAGTTACAATTCTAGGATATTCTGAAAACCATGATGTATTATAGATTGCGTAAGTACGTAACAAAGGTTCCATTTTTAAACATTGCAATGTTTTAAAATTCTTGAAAAAAGGAATTTTATGTAAAGCGTCACTTTCTACAGCACATATTAATTTATGCGATTCTAGAATTATTGATTCTTTTGATTCTTTTAATTCTTTTGATTCTTTATGAAATAAATATTCACTTACTATTTTATCTTTTTTATCAGTTATATTTACTAATGTATGATTATTCATTATTTTACCACCTTTAGAAAGTATATCATCTTTCATACATTCTATTAATTTTGATAATCCATGTACTGCCACAAAATATCCGTCATGACTACCCATTTCATGTGTAAATGATTCTAATCCTAAATCGGCTCTTAGTATTTCTACTTCTGCTCGGTAAGGAAATCTATCAAGAAATTCTTCTGTTTTTTCTTTACCATGTATTTGTATACAAATCTCTTTTAATGTATGTTGTTGTAACACTGTTTTTTTTAATAATTTTAATGGACTAAAAAAAATACTTATATTCTTTTCAAAAAGATTTGGTTCTAAACATGATGATCCATTTTCTTTATAAAGTAAATCTTTTGAAATTTCTACAATGGGTTGGTCATAATGTTTTAATAATTCTAATACTAATTTGTGTGATTTTGATATTCGTCCAGCACCTGCTTCCCACATATAATCATCTTTATAGAATGTTTCAACTCGTCCTCCAACATTCTTATATTTTTCACATATACATATGTTTTTATTGCGTTTTAGTAATTCTAAAGCACAATATAAACCACCTATTCCTCCACCAACTATTATAACATCATACATCTACTATAATGTTAGACTTTGAAGCCATTGTAAAACTTCTTGTGTACTGGAAGATTGTTTTATTCCAATAATTTTTTTCTTATAAACTACTAAAAAAGCGGGAATAGAACGTATACCACAATATCCCGCCGTATAATCATTTTCATCAATATCGCATTTTAACCAGTTTGCTGGAAATAATGTTTCTAAGAGCATTCCATCAATTCTTTTACATGGTCCACACCAAGATGCACTAAACCAAATAACAGTTAAATCTGGTAAAGTACCAACAAACTCTTGTCGTCCAATATATTCTTCAAACTCAATTTGTGTCAACAATGGTTTCATCTTTTTTAACATTATACATATTTCTACGTAAACCATACGCAATAAATCCAGATAATGGTAACATTACAAGTAATAAACTAAAATAAATATAATCATTTGGTTTATTATCTTTAGTAACTATTTTTTGTAAAATTTCTTTCATGTCATCCATACCATCTTTAGAACCACCTTTTATTAAAGTAGGTAAACTTGTAGCCTTACTTAATCCACTTAATCCTAATGTTCTACCTACTAAACTTGATGATGACGCTTTTTTTGTTGTTAATGGATTTGCTAAACCAAATTGTGTATACAAATTTGATTTTACTCCACTACGACTAGTAGCAACTGCACTACTTAATAAATTTGCAGATTTTGTTGTAATGTAAAAAAATACAGTATATGCTAATAATCCTAATCCAATATAAAAAGTAAAAATACTTATACTCTTTATAACTACTGAACTAATATCACTAGAAGAAGATATATAAAATGTTGTAAGATAATATATTCCAAGAAATAAACCAATAAATACAAATAATAACCACATTTGAGTATTTTTGCTCATATTACTTAATCCTTCATCATCGAATTTTCCTTTTCCAATAGAACCATATTCAATAAATGGATATTCTAATCCTTCACTACGTAAATCTTGTTTATACCATACTTGAATAATATCAAAAGCGTACCATGAACCAAATGTAGCAAGATTAACAGCTAATTTTGCTAAACCAGTAAACTTTGAACCTAATGCCCAATGATCAAAACCAAAAAAACCGGTAAATGGCATTATAGCAAGCCATTTGTATATCCATACAGGTATACGAGGTACTACTTTATTTGCTAATGAAATTGGTTTTTGAATATATGGAACCGACATGACCTATTTTTATAACTACTTTTAAATAGTAAATAGAATACCACCAAATCCATTAATAATTCTTAATACATTATGGTTTGTTGCATATACTCGGGTATAGGCATTGCCTCGCAAAGGTGTGGCACCAGTTGTAGAATCGGGAACAAGATTAAATTGTAATACAAAACTATCAATGCGACTTGCATTTAATGAACCAGTTGGCTGTAAATCTTCAGGTCTTAGAGCAAAACAATAATTGTAAATAAAAAGATTGTTTGGTACAACTGTATGATGATAATATGGTTGTACTAATCTAAAGTAACCAGCATCTCTTCTTTCAAATCTATCATAACCATCAAGTTGTAATATAGCATCGCTCATTAAATCTTTGCGAGTTCCAGTTTCAAATATACTTGTGCTACTATAATTGAAATATTCATGTTGCGATATCATATTATTTCGTTGAATAAACCATAATAGTTCTTTTATGGGATGATTAAATTCAAGGCGAACCGTAGAACTAGTTGCTCCAACAGGAATTGTTATTTGAGGTGTATATTGGATTTGTTCAATTAAATATTCATGTGTATTACTTACAAATCTTCGTCGTTCTTCAACATCTAAATATACATAATCACCAAATAATCGTAAATCTGTAATTTTTATAGGATTTACTGAAAGAGTATCACAATTAATTTTTAATTGATCACTAATAAATAAATCTTGTAACTTTCGTAATTTCAAATTAATGCGAATAGGATGATATTGTAAAGCAAGTAATGGCAAGTATTGGCCAGGATTTCTACAAAACCAAAATCGTAAAGGTATATATAGTTTTAGTGGACCATAGTTTTGTGGTAAGATATAATCATCATATTTACCAATCATATCATTGAAACCTTGTCTTTGCATCGTAGTAGTTGTCATATTTGACCATAATTCCATCCATTCGCCAGTTTGAGTATCAATTTCTTGTTCGCCAATTTCTAAAGTGATTTCTTCAATAAGAGCATGGCCAATTGAATTTACATAGGATACGGGTGTTCCATCTGTTAATGTTAAAGCAGGTAATGTTACTTCTAGCACTAAAGGTCCTAATAAATCACCTCGTCGAGGTACTAAACAAGATAAACGTTTTCCAAAATCTGGATCACCATCAAAAAACATAGATTGTGATTCAATTGCAAAATTAGTATAGCGTCGGTATACCATTTTAAACCATGTTAATTGAGGATTTCCGGTTAAGAATATATCTTGTTTACCTGTTGCCACTAATTGTAACAATCCACCATTTCCTGTCATGTTCGCTACTTATATGGAGTATTGATTCTTTTTCTTAATTAGAACGTTTCGTATGGATCCTTTGTTATATCGTAGTTTATTGGCAATTGATCTAAATACTAATTTACCAATATCAACAAATTCTATTTTATCAACAGATGGTCTTGGTGATATCAGCTGGCAAAACGTTTTATATAATATGAGTTCTCAAAGTATTTATGTTGGCTATTTACCTTCCACTATAGCAGATTTATCAAATAGCATAGTAGATCTAAAATCATGTTTATTGCCGGGCTCATTAACATTATGTGATCTTACAAGTTCAATAAAAGGATTAGGAACATTTGGCTATATTAGTACTCTTACATTAAATAGTACTATAGCTAGTTTGGGAAGAATTGGATATCTTAGCACTAGTCAATTAGAATCTACTTTAAAAGGTTTAGGAACTGCTGGATATCTTAGTTCTCAAACATTATATAGTACAATAACTGGATTAGGAACTTTAGGATATATTAGTTCGCCTTTTATTAATTCTACCATCATAGGGTTAGGAACATTTGGCTATGTAAGCAGTCAATCATTACAAAGTAGTATACGAGGATTAGCTAGGGTTGGTTATGTAAGCAGTCAATCATTACAAAGTACTATTCAAGGATTAGGCACATTTGGTTACGTCTCATCAGCCTCATTAATATCAACAACAATAAGTTTAGCAACAAGTTTTACAAATAGTATTAATGATATTATTAATAATAAAACAAATATAAATTTTATTGGAGCAAATAATGTTGTAATTAATACATCTAATACAAATGTTATTATTAGTACATTAAGCACTGCTTTTTTCTATGATAGTTTTTTTAATTCTTCCATAAGATATAAAGGTAATAACAATAATCAAGTTGCGTATGTGCCAACAACAGGACCTCATACAAATGATTTTTTCTTTTCAACATTAGATTTACAATTAACAAATCTTTCAAGTTATATTCATGGTAATACAATTGTTAGTGCAGAAATATATCCAAATATTACATTTGGTGCTGCTACTCTTGGAACAAGTAATGGTTTATTAGTAAATGTATCATCTTATATTTCTTATAATGGTGCGCCACTAAATATTGTAAATAATTCTAAATTTATTGTTCGTAGTAGCAATTATTCAAATATGTATGAAAATCCATTACGATTAAATATTCCAGGATCAGTTATTAATTGTAATTATAACTATCCATATTTATTAACACATAGATTTATGAATGTAAGTAATTATTCAGGTACTGGTTTTAGTTCAAATAATATAAATCTATTTTTTGATTCAACATCTTCGTATTACTTGTCAATACAAAATATAACAAAGTAATAAAGAAGAATAATGGCAACATCTAAGAAAACAATGTTTTTGGATTTATTACAATTAAATGCGTTGAAATTTTATACTGGAAGTAATACACCAATTCCTTCATCGTTTGTATTAACTGCAAGTGGTAATGGTCAAACGTATTTTACATCAATTAGTTCTTTAATTGGTTACAGTTTTAAAAGTATCTTTGTACCCGGTCAGAATATAGTATCAGCAAATTCAACCAATACAGTATTAACAATTAGCTCATTATCATCAGAACTAATATTATCTACAAATGTTATTAGTAGTATATTATATATTGGTATACCATCATTACCAAGTACTATTAATAGTACAATTAATTCTGTTCAAGCAAGTACTATGTTTAATATATTAAATTATCCTAATATTGTATCATCTGTATATTACAATGGTAATACAGGAAGATTACCTATTTCAACGTTAGCTACAAACGCAATATTAAGTAATTCTGGTTCAGGACAATTTAGTAGTTTACAATATAATTTTTCAAATGTAACAAAATATATAAATCCAAATGGATCATCAAGAATGTTTGTAGATTATTATCCAAATATGACATTTAGCGCAGTTGTAGCACCTTCTTCAATTTCTAGTGTTACATTATATCCTGAAGGAAATTCTAGTATTAAATCGTTAATATCTCTTTCAAGCCATTTTATGTATGTGAATTCTAGTGGATCAAATGTTCCTATATTAAAATCTGGTATTCAGCAATATATCCCTATTACAAGTGTATATCCTTATAGTGTATCATCATTTCTAAATCCTCGTGTAACTTCCAACATATTTATTCAACCATTAAAGATGGAGTTTGATACAAGTCTAACAAATTCCAATGTTAGTCTTATACATTATATTTCTGATGGTATTGGTTCTATTAAAACTAGTTTAGGCAATGATGTATTTAGAACAGGATTAGAAACTGCAACAATGGTAATTAATAATAGTGTGAATGATAGAAATGTAGTATTTGTAACAATTGTAAATTCTGGAAATCAATACTAAATATTGATCCCTTCTCGTTCAGCTAATTCTTTTGCAAATGGCTGTAGTATACCTTTTATCACCGCTGTAGGTCTATAAGGCCAAGGACTCATGTATACTGCATTAGGATATTTATGTAAACGTATATATCCTAATAATTGTTTATTTTGGAATATGTTAGAAAATAATTGTTGACCTTCCATGTTTTCCGCAATATTGTTATGTACTTCAATTTGTAATTGATGTTCAAAACTTAATGGATCTTTTTGATTAACTGCTTTTACTAAAGCATCAAACCATAATAAACATTCTTTTTTTTTCCACAATGTTGCTTGATATGTAAATAAATATGTATCATATTTTGCATCTATATATTTCCAGTACATATTATAATTACTATTTATTTCTTTTGGTCCAGGACATGGCATATATCGTATGCTAATTAGTTGCTTATTACTATCTAATATTTTTATGGATTCTTCAATTGCTTTTACGTCAATATAACGTTCTAATAAAAAATCTTCTTGCATTGGCAATACATAATGTATAGATTCTGGTAATAATTCTAAAGCACGTGCTCTAGAATTAATAAATGATGCATATTTATTTTCAATAGTAATAATATTGACATTATATTTATTTTTTAGTAATTTAACTACACTATGGTCTGGATCTTCAGTAGCAAAATAAACAGGCCATTTACATGTCGGCGCATATCTACGTAATAATACTACATGAAGTTCTAATAAATAATAATATTTGGGTGTTGAATTTATTAAATAAGCAATATCATTTCTGTTCATCTATTACAATGTTTTCATTTGTATTTAAATCTAATTCTGACATTAATTCATTTAGATTTGATGTTGGCGGATATGGCGGTGTATTAGGTTCATATATAACACCATTATTTACAAATTGATTTGGTCGCAATGATACAGTATTTTGTGAAATATCTCCAACTGTTGTTATAATATCTTCTAAACTAATTTTAACTTCTTCTTTTGCTAGAAATTTTTTTTTCTGAAATAAAAAAGGAAATTCTCTTTTCTTGATACGTTCAAATGGAGAATGCTTTTTTTCTATTTCTTCTGATGTAAAACGTCGGAAGTTAAATCTACTAGGTGTATCTTCATCTTGTATTTGGCATTCATTATTATTCATCCTAATATTAAATATTTTTTGTTTTTAGACCTAAAAAGGTTAATTTAATTAAATATATATAAATGAGTTTAGAAGATAAATATTATAATACTCCATTAATTAAATTGTATTCTAAAATAGAGAATCCAAATAATTATTTTATAGATATTGGTGCTTCTGATGGACCAGGTCCTATTTTTCCATTTTTAAGAGATGAAGATAATTATGGGCTATGTGTTGAAGGTCGTGATTATTTATATGAACAATTAAAAAACAATATAAATAATAACAATGTCGATATCCATATGGGTTTTATATACCCCCATACAATTAATAGTATATTTAAAAAATATAATGTTCCAGCCGAACCAGATATTCTTAAAATAGATATTGATGGATATGATTTAGATGTATTAAAAAATATATTAGAAGAATATAAACCAAAAATTATTATAGCAGAAATAAATGAAAAAATACCACCACCAATTTATTTTGAAGTGAAATATTCAGAAACATTCAATTTTGATAGCTCACATTTTTATGGATTTTCAATTCAAGCGGGAAAAGAAGTAATTGAACCATATGGATATACACTTGTTAGTATTCTTGGTGGAAATAATATTATATGTTTACGCAACGATATATTTGGTAACAACACTTTAGATTTGAATACAATATATAAAGTGGGCTATGCAGAAAATAAAGAAGTATTTGAAGAATTTCCTTGGAATAATGATGTAGATATTTGGTATACAATAAAAGACACAGATTTATTAAAAGAGGGAATTATTCACTATTATACTCAGATAAATCTTCGAGGAAAACCAGTTAGCAGAGATTCATTTATAATTAGATAAACAAAAAACAAAAAAATAATAAAATTGTATAATAATTTACCGATATAATTAGTATCAAATGAATCTCGTCATCGTCGAATCCCCAGCAAAATGCTCAAAAATACAAGGATTCTTAGGACCTGGATGGAAGGTTCTTGCTTCTATGGGTCATATTCGACATCTTGTTGAAGATCTTAAAGCATTACATATTGAAGATGGTTTCAAACCAGAATATGAATTTATGAAAGATAAGTCTAAAACAATTATACAACTAAAGCAAGCAGCAAGTGAGGCAACAAAGATTTATTTAGCAAGTGATGATGATAGAGAAGGTGAAGCAATTTCATATTCGGTTGCTATTGCCTTACATTTAAATATATCAACAAATCCACGAATTGTATTCCATGAGATTACTAAAACGGCTATTACTAATGCAATACAGCATCCTAGAACTATTAATATGAATCGTGTAAATTCCCAACAAGCACGAGCGGTACTAGATTTAATGGTAGGATTTACCATTTCACCTTTGTTATGGAAATACGTTGGTCCAGCGTTATCAGCAGGGCGATGCCAAACACCCGCGCTAAGACTTATTGTTGAAAAAGAAACTAGTATTAGTGATTTTAAAAAAGAAGCGTTCTGGGAAGTAAAAGGAAGTTGGTGTCATAATGCTACAAAATTTTCTGGAAAAATGATTGAAAGTCTTGGATCTCAAGAAGATGCTGAGAATTATTTAGAAAATATTCATGATTTGGAAGTAGCAACAGTTACAGATTGTGTTATAAAACCTACAAGCCATAGTCCCCCATTACCACTGATTACTTCTTCATTACAACAAGAAGCATCCGCTATTTATAACTCGAATCCTAAGTATACAATGAGTATTGCGCAGAAATTATATGAAGCTGGTCATATTACATATATGCGTACAGACTCTGTAGTAATGTCTGAAGATGCGATACTAGATGCTTTAAAAACAGTGGAAAAAACATATGGTAAAGAATATCTTTCAAATGGATTTATTAAGAAAGCAAGTAAAGAGCAAAAGACTCAAGATGCACATGAATGTATCAGACCAACCCACTTTGATCTTGTAGTACTAGATTCAAAATATAGCGTTCAAGAAAAGAATATTTATAATCTAATTTATAAACGTGCTTTACAAAGTGTTATGGCATTCGCAAAAGGAGAAGAGAAAAAGGTTCAATGGATTATAGATAATGATCCTAGTGAATTTATACATGAGAGTATTTGGAAACGTACTACATTTCAAGGATGGAAAATTGTTGGTATGAGTGAAAGCGATTTGGATGAAAAAGAGGAAGAAGAAACACAATCATATAATAGTTCTGTAGATATAAAAAAAGATCTTAAAATCAAATGGACCAATATTCAAGCAGAAGAGAAGATAACAAATCCTCCAACAAGATATACTGAAGCGACTTTAGTACGAGAATTAGAAAAGAAAGGTATTGGACGACCATCTACATTTGCATCACTTGTATCTTCTATTGTGGACAAAAAATATGTTGAAACAAAAAATGAAGAAACAAAAGAAGTAAAGTTAAATAGACTTATATTATCATCGCCAAATACATGGCCTCCTATACAACAACAAGAAACAAAGAAAGTATCTGGTCAAAAACAAAAGATGTTTCCAACCGTGTTAGGAGTACAAGTAAATAATTTCTGTGTAAAAGAATTTGCAAATCTATTTGATTATAGTTTTACAAAAACTATGGAAGATAATCTTGATTTAGTAGAATCTGGAAATGAAGATTGGCGCAAGTTATGTAGTACTACATATAACTCCTATAAAACTAAGTATGAAGAACTTAAGAAAGTATCCACGAAAGAGATTTCTTCTAATAAAAAAATCGTATTAGATAATGGTTATGAAGCAATTATTACACGTAATGGACCATGTTTAGTAAAAGATAAAAACTTTATTGGATGGCCTGAAGGTGTAGAATTTAAAAGTATTAATAATGTTTTAGTTGAAAATTTTATTAGTGCTAAAGATAAACCAGATATATTTGGCTACCATGATGGATTGCCATTGGTGCGAAAGAAAGGAAAGTTTGGCGAATATATAGTTTACAATGGAACCAATATTACTTTAAAACCTGGTGATAGTGTTGAAACAATTATGGAACGTAACAAAGGTAAATCTGAGAATATACATGTTGTAGGAGAGTATGTATTTAAAACTGGTCCTTATGGTCCATATATGATGAAGAAAGTAACACCTAAGGGAAAGAAGCCAACATTTGTATCAATTCCAAGTAATATTGATGTAAAACTGCTAAATGAAGAAGCCGCAAAAAAGATTTATGAAAATAATGCATACAAGCCTAAACGCCCATTTAAGAAGAAAGAATAGAAATGGATACGTTAGACAACGATGGTCAAATTAAGTACAATGATACTATGGGTAAAGTAATTGCTGATTATGCGAAAGATACTAGATTTACTACATATTTAGAAATAGGTACATGGAATGGTGGTGGATCTACATATTGTTTTGCAAAAGGATTTGAGTCAAGACTAGAGCCATTTAAATTTTTTTCATTAGAAATTAATAAAGAATTATATTTAGAAGCAAAGGAGAAATACAAAAATATAAAATATATTAATATTGTGGATGGTTCTATTTTAGATCTTGAAGATGTGCCATCAAATATAAATACTTATTTAGAAATATTTGATAATATAAATAGTGAATGGTTGATGAATGATT